GGGTGCCCGCCAACATCGGCCGCTCCTACCAGCTGACCAGCCCCCGCCTGCTGCCTGAGCAGATCTTCGAGCTCGCCGCGAGCCGCGACGAGGCGATCGCCATGCTGCGGCGCTTCGGCTACCTGACCTGACCGCGCGCAATGCGCGGCCTTATCCCGCAACGGGAGTGTTCCGCATGTCCGAAACCGCAACCGAACCCACCGCGCCCGAAGGCGGCCAGCCCGCCGATCCGGGTGCTGCCGAACCTGGCGGTGACGCGCCCCTCGGTGCCGCTGGCGAGAAGGCGCTCGCCGAGTGGAAGCAGCGCGCCAAGACGGCCGAGAGGGAGAGCAAGGCCCACGCCGCGCGCCTGCAGGAGCTGGAGGACCGCGACAAGTCCGAGGTCCAGAAGGCCACCGAGAAGGCCACCGCAGCCGAGCAGCGCGCCGCCGCAATGGCGCAGCGCGCCGCCAAGGCCGAGGTGCGAGCCCTCGCCGCAGCCACCTTCGCCGACCCGTCGGATGCCGCCGCCTTCCTCGACCTGGGCGAGTTCATCGATGACACGGGCGACATCGACAGCAAGGGCATCGAGAAGGCCCTCGCTGACCTGCTGAAGCGCAAGCCGCACCTCGGCAAGGAAGCCGCCCCTCCCTCCTTCGACGGCGGCGCCCGCACCACTGCAGGCGCACCGACCGACATGAACGCCCTGATCCGCAGCAAGGCGGGCCTCGGCTGATCCATCCCCGGCAGGGCAAGGTCCGGCCGGCTGACCAGAAATGAGGAGGCCGGACCATGGCCTACACCAACTTGACCTCGCGGACGGACGCTGCGGCGCTCATCCCGGAAGAGGTCTCCAAGGAGATGCTCGGCAAGGCGCTGGAGCAGTCCGCCACGCTGAGTCTGTTCCGCCGGGTGCCGGTGGGGCGCGCGCAGGTCCGGTTCCCGGTCCTGTCGGCGCTGCCGACCGCGTACTTCGTGTCGGGTGACACCGGTCTGAAGCAGACGACCGAGGTCAACTGGACGAACAAGTACCTGAACATCGAGGAGATCGCGGCGATCATGCCGGTCCCGGACAACGTCCTGGCCGACGTCGACGCCAACGTGTGGGACGAGGCGATGCCGCTCCTGACGGAGGCGTTCGGCCGCACCCTCGACGCCGCGGTGTTCTTCGGAACGAACGCGCCGTCCTCGTGGCCGACGAACATCGCCTCCGCGGCGACCGCCGCCGGCAACAACGTCACCGCCAACTCTGCGGCGACGGCGGGCGCGTTCTACGGCGACATCGACAACGCCTACGGTCTGGTCGAGGCGGACGGCTACGAGGTGACCGGCTTCGTCGGCGCCACCTCGGTGAAGTCGAAGCTGCGCAAGGCCCGCGACAGTCAGGGCCGCAAGCTCGACGAGACCCGCGTGGCGGGCAACCTGTCGTCCATCGACGGCATGCCCATCGTGTACCCGATGCGAGGCCTGTTCGGTACGACGACCGGCAGCCCCACGCTCTTCATGGGCGACTGGAGCCAGTTCGTCATCGGTGTCCGCCAGGACATCACGATGAAGATCCTCACCGAGGCGGTCATCCAGGACAACACCGGGGCCATCGTTTACAACTTGGCCCAGCAAGACATGACGGCCATCCGGCTCACGTTCCGGATCGGCTGGCAGGTCGCCAACACCATCAACAACGACCAGCCGACCGAGGCGTCCCGCTACCCGGTCGCCCGCATCGACCTGCCGTAACCCGACCCGACACAGAACAGGAGCACCCCCATGGCAGACACCGCGCCCCTGCAGCGGGTCATCGAGGTCGACGTGCCGGCCGCGGCGACCGCCGTCAGCGACGACTCGGTCATCGCGCAGGCACCGTTCGACTGCACGGTGACGTCCGTGCAGTACATCCCGGAGGCCGCCATTACCGGCGCGGCCACCAACAACCGCACCGTCACCCTTGTCAACAAGGGGCAGGCGGGCAGCGGATCGACCACCGTTGCGACGCTGACGTTCGACAACGGCATCAACGGCACCGCCAACGACGAGAAGACCATCACTCTGTCCGGGACCGCGGCGAACCTCGTGCTCGCCTCCGGGGACACCCTGCAGTGGCGGTCCATCGCCAACGGCACCGGACTGGCCGACCCCGGCGGCCTCGCGCGCATCACCGTCACCCGGAACTGAGGAGCAGACCCATGGCAGAGCGCAAGACCGCCCAGCCGCCGCAGGATGCGGCGCAGAAGGAAGTCCAGAAGGCCGTCGACGAGGCCGAGGACAAGGGCTACCTCGGTGTCGAGGTCGACCCGACGCCCGACTCCCACTACACCGTGGCCGGTGTCCTGGACGGCAAGCCGACCCCAGAGACCGACCCGGGGCACGCGCGCGAGGTGCGGCAGAAGCTCGACGACGAAGCGCGCCAGCGCTGACGAGGGGAGGTCGCCGTGGCTCTTCCCTCTTTCGCTACGGCGGCCGACCTTGCGGCGGTGATGCAGACGCCGGTCGATGCGGCTGCCGCCGATCTGGCTTTGGCTTCCGCGTCGGCTGTGATCCGCCGGTGGACGCGGCAGACCATCACCCGCGTCGTCGACGACGTGGCGCATCTGCGGGTCATTGACTGCGATCAGCTGGTGCTGCCGCAGCGGCCGGTGGAGTCGGTGTCCCAGGTGATGGTCAACGCTCTCGTGCTGAACGACTGGGTGCTGTCCGGGGACAGGCTGCTGCGCACCGGCGGGTGGCGGTATCTGCCGGGCACGTCGTCGTATCCGGACCCGGGGATCGTGCAGGTGACGTACACGCACGGCTGGGATGAGATCCCGGACGATGTGCGCGGTGTCTGCCTGGATCTGGCGTCGGCGACGCTGTCGAATCCGGCAATGCTCCGCCAGGAAGCCATCGACGACTACTCCCGGACGTTCGCCGCCGAGTCCCTCGGCCTCGGCGGTCTGTCCGACACCCACAAAGAGCTGCTGGGCGACTACCGGCGCCGCGTGGGCACGGCGAGGCTGCGATGACCGCGCTGGACTCGCTCCTCGCGGGCGGGCGGGCGGCGGCGGAGGCCCGCATGCGGGACACCGTCCGCCTGTACAGCCAGGCGGCGGACGTCTTCGACCGGTCCGCCGGCCAGACGGTGCCGGGCGCGCAGACCGATCTGTATGTCGGTAAGGCGCGGGTGAAGGCGATCGCCGCGTCGACGGGCGAGGAGGCGGAGGCCGGCGAGCGGGAGCTGGTGCTGCGCGAGTACGAGGTACAGCTGCCCTGGTCCACCACTCTTCCGGCCGGCTCCCGCGTGTTGCCGGGGATGCGGATCGAGGTGACCGCTTCACCTGATGCCCGTATGCCGGGGCTGGTGCTGTGGGTGACGGGTGCGTCTTTCTCGGATCAGTCGACGGCGTGGCGGATCAGGACGGAGGACCGGTCGTGAACGTCCGATTCGACATGGGCGATGTGCGCCGTCTGGAACGGCATCTGGCGCGCGCGCTTCCGCGGGCCCGCCGGGATGCCCGCGCGGTGACGATGCGCGGGGCGATGAACATCAAGCGGGACTGGAAGTCCAACGCCCGCTCGTCGGCACCCAAGCACGCGCCTGCCTACCCGTCCTCCATCGGCTTCGATCTCGCCGCCTACGGCCCAGATATCTGGATGGCGATCATCGGCCCGGACAAGGGCGGCCCGCAGGGCGCGCTCGGCAACCTCCTCGAATACGGCAGCGTCCACAATCCGCCGCACCGAGACGGTGGGCGTGCTCTGGATGTCGAGGAGCCGCGCTTCGAGGCGCAGATGGCGCTGATCGCCGAACGCGGCCTGGCCTGGTGGTGAGCCTGTGACCACGCCGACCGTGCTGCCACACATGGATGCGGTGCAGGCCGCCCTGCAAGCCGCGGGCCTGACCGTGTATCTCGGCGGCGCACCCACCAGCGCAGGCTGGTCGCCGCCGGACAAATACGCGGTGCTGTATCCGGAGCCCGGCGAGGCAGTCCGCGAGTCTCTCGCCGACGCCCGCACCGACTTCATGACGACCTTCCAGGTGACGTGTGTCGGCGCGACGCTGGAGCGGGCCCTGTGGGTGGCGGACAAGACGCGCGCCGCCCTGTCCGGTCCGCTGACGGTGTCTGGGCGGACGGCATGGCGGCCGGAGGATCTGGGCGGCCCTCCGGTGCAGCGCGACGACGACACCACTCCGCCCAGCTTCTTCGTGCCGGTGCAGTACCGGATCAAGTCCATTCCCGCCTGACAGGAGAGTCCCTCATGGCGCTTCTCGCGCAGCAGGTCGTCGCCTTGAGCGGCCTGACCCCGACCTACTCGGCCGCCGCCGCATCGACCACGGTGACGTGCGGCGAGCGCAGCTTCCTCCACGTGAAGAACACGAACGGCTCGTCGATGACGGTCACGATCACGGCGACCGGGAAGATCCGAGGCCAGGGTGTCGCCGACCTCGTCGTGACGGTCCCGGCGACGACCGGCGACAAGATGATCGGCCCGATCACTGCGGACCTGTTCGCTTCGGCCGCTGACGGTGTGAGCGCCGCGATCACCTACTCGTCGACGACCAGCGTCACCGTGGCCAGCCTCGTCATCTGACCCGCCACCCAGTCCTGTCCGCCCCGTCGCCCGGGGCTTTTTTCATGCCCTGAGGAGGGTTCATGTCTGACCTGATCAGCGACGGAATGACCAAGGTGGTCTGGGCGTCGTCCATCTCCAACATCAACGCGCCGACCACGACCGAGCTGAACGCGGGCAGCGACTTCACGACCCGAGTCACCCCGGACGGCCTGAAGATCGACCCGTCGACGGCCGACGTCGACACGTCCAGCCTGGCGTCGACGTTCGACACGAAGACGGTGGGCCGTGTCGGCTACGACACCGAGGTGACGTTCAAGCGGGGCACCACGGGCGGCGAGGATCTGCCGTACACGACGCTGAAGTACGGCGTCTCCGGCTACCTGGTGGTGCGCCGCGGTGTCGCCTACGCGACAGCGTGGGCCACCTCGCAGAAGTGCGAGGTGTACCCGATCACTTGCGGCGAGCCGCAGAACAGTTCTCCGGCGGCGAATGAGGTCATGAAGTTCGTCAGCCCGATGAAGGTCACCTCGCCGCCTGCGACCGCCGCCACGGTGGCCTGATGGCGAGCATCGAGGACATCCTCGCCGAGGCCACGCCCCGGGAGCGCACCGTCAAGGTGTGCATCCGGGGCGACCTCGCCGGGCGCATGGAGGAACTGCAGGACCAGCTCGCGCAGACGTCCACGGACTGGGAGCCCTCAGGGCTTCACGAGGTGCACCCGGGACGGGCCATCGTCGAGGAGATGAAGGCCCTGCGTGAGCAGGTCAAGGCCGCCGAGGTCCCGTTCACCCTGCGGTACATCGGCGACAAGGCCTACTCGGATCTGATGGCCGCCCACCCGGACAAGGACGACACCCAGGCGTTCAACTCGGAGACGTTCCCGCGGGCCCTGATCGCAGCATCCTGCGTCGATCCGGTGATGAGCGAGGAGCAGGCTACCCAGCTCTTCGAGAAGATCAACGAGGGTGAGATCAAGAAGCTGTTCGACGCGGCGTGGGATGTGCACAACAGCAGTGAGATGGTCCCTTTCTCGCTGCTCGCCTCCGCGCTCCTGGGCCTTGGCGGCGAGAACTAGAAGCAGCCCGCGCCTGGGGCGTGCCCCGCTCCGTGTTCATGGGGCGGGTCGTCGCCGAAGGAGAGCCGCTGTGGCTCGCCGAGGACCGGGCATGGTCCCTGGCCCTGCTGGAAGTCGAAGCAGACGCCTGCCCGGAATGCGGCCAGCCCTGGGGTGAGGCCACCGACCCGGCCAACGAGTTCGAGTACACCGCCGAACTCGTCGTCTGCCACGCCTGCTCAGCATCGGCGAAACGCGTGCGTACCCACCAGGACAGGAACGGCGAACGATCCTCCGACGGCCTCCACGTCCACGTCCACAAGAACGACACGCGACGGGGGTGAACTGTGGCTACCCGTACCGTCACTGTCCGGCTGCGCGCGGACATCAACCAGTACACACGCGGGATGCGTCAGGCGGCCGACAACACCAGCCGCCTCGCGGGCGCGGGCGCCGCGGTCGGCACCGCCATGGTTGCGGGTTTCGCGGTTGCCGCCGCGAGCGCCGCCAAGTTCGACAAGGCGCTCAGCAACGTGCGCGCCGTGACCGGGGCGTCGTCGGCCGAGATGGGAAAGCTGCGCGCCGCAGCCCTGGAGGCAGGTAAGACCACCAGCTTCACGGCCACCGAGGCCGCCAACGCCGAGGCGGAGCTGGCGCGCGCGGGCGTGAAAGTCGCGGACATCACCGGCGGCGCCCTCAAGGGCACCCTGGCACTGGCCGCATCCGGGCAGATGGACCTCGCCGACAGTGCCGTCATCGCAGCTCAGGCGATGAACACCTTCGGCCTGCGCGGACAGGACGTCACCCACATCGCCGACGTCCTCTCGGCCGCCGCGAATAAGAGCGCCGCCGACATGCACGGCCTAGGCATGTCGCTACGCATGGGCGGCCTGCTCGCCAAACAGACCGGCCTGTCCCTGGAGGACACCGTCGGCACGCTGGCCGCCTTCGCCGACCATGCGCTCATCGGCTCGGACGCCGGCACCTCGCTGAAGGTGATGCTTCAGCGGCTGGTCCCGCAGTCCAAAGAAGCCAAGCAGATGATGGACCAGATCGGCTTCTCCGCCTACGACTCAACGGGAAAGTTCGTCGGCCTGACCGAGCTGGCCGGCCGGATGAAGACAAGCTTCAGCAAGCTGACGCCGGAAGCGCGCAACTCGGCCATGGCGACGATCTTCGGGGCGGACGCGGTCCGCTCGGCGACGATCCTGTACGAGCTCGGCGCCGACGGAATCGACAAGTACACCAAGTCCGTCAACGATCAGGGCGCGGCCGGCCGCATGGCTTCGATCCAGACCGACAACCTGATCGGCGACCTGGAGCGGCTGCGCGGCGCTGTTGAGGTCGCTCTCATCGAGGGCGGCTCCTCGGCCAACGGCGCGCTGCGCGACATGACCCAGATGGTCACCCGCCTGGTCAACGCCTACAACGACCTGCCGCCCAGCCTGCAGCACACGGTCACGCTGTTCACCGGAATCGGCGGTGCCGCCGCTCTGATCGCCGCGGGCATTTTGTTGCTGTTGCCGCGGATCGCCGCCACCCGCACCGCTCTGGCGGCGCTGGGCGTTACGGCCGCGCGTACCCGTGTCCTGATGATGGGCCTGGGACGGCTCGGGATCGTCGTGGCGACCCTCGAAGCGATGTCCTACGGCGCGGACAAGCTGAAGATGGCGTTCGAGGACGCGCCGCCGAACGTGACGAAGCTGGGCAACGCGCTCATCACGTTCGCCAAGACCGGCAAGTCGGCAGGCGAACTGTCGTCGAAGTTCGGCAAGGACCTCGACGGCTTCGGTGAGGCGGCAGCCCGCCTCGCCCATCCCGGCACCCTGGACCGGATCGGCGACTCCCTCTACACGATCACCCACCTCGGATCGGACTCGCAGGCTCTGGACGAGGCCAGCAACAAGATCAAGTCCATGGACGAGGCACTGAAGAGCCTCGTCGAGGGCGGCGCCCCCGACGTGGCGGCCAGCGCCTTCAACCGGCTGGCGAAAGAAGCCGAAGCCCAGGGCACGTCCACGGACAAGCTGCGCACCCTGTTGCCCGGATACGCCGAGGCGCTGACGCAGACGGACACCCAGTCCAAGCTGTCCGCCGACTCGCAGGCCGAGCTGGCGCAACAGATGGGCATGACCGCGGACCAGATCCAGGACCAGCGCTCCGAGGCGGAGAAGCTGTCCGACGCCCTGAAGGGGCTGAACGGGGCAAGCATCTCGGCTGCGGAGCAGGAGATCAGTTTCCGGCAGTCCCTCTCCGACCTCAACAAGGCGGTGAAGGAGAACGGCCACAGCCTGGACGTGTCCACCGAGAAGGGCCGCGCGGTCAAGGGCGCCTTCCTGGATGCGGCCAAGGCCGCCATGGAGCATGCCCAGGCGGTCGCCGAACAGAAGAACTCCCAGACGGCCGGCCAGAAGG